GGGAATGGTGGTCAGCTGAACCCGACGTGGACCGAGTGGCTCATGGGGTGGCCGCTAGAGTGGACCGCATTGAAGCCATTGGCAACGGACAAGTACCGGCAGTGGCGGCAACTGCATTCCGGGTTCTGCTCGGCAGATTCCAAGAAGGAAAGGAGGGGGAATGAAATACCTCTTTGACCTCCCGCCCCGTGACCCTGCACGGAAACCCTACGCCGCGGGGCTGTCTCCGGAGGTGGATGCCTGGGCCAAGGCCAACAAGCACCGCATCGGAACGTATCGGTCTCATTGGTGCAGGCCGCAGTATTCCGCCTTTGTTGGCAACATCGACATGATTGCGGAGTTGTGCACCCTGTATGATGACTATGGGCTTATTGCCTACGGCAACACCAAGGGCGCCGCCGTTCAGCAGCTTTACGAAAACCTCCGGGAGCAGAAAGCCACCGTGGAAGATGCCCTGCTGTTTTTGTTGGGCTATCTGCAAAAGCCGGAAGAGGCTGCCGCGGCTTTTGGCCTTGAAGAGGCGGCGGACGCCGTGGGCACCAATCCGGGCGGGAATCTGCATAACTCATTGATGTCCGGACCGGTCCACGTGGGCGGCACCATGGCGGACGGAAAGGAGGAGGAATGAAAGACTGGACCGGCAACAACCGGACTCTTGGTGCCACGTTGGGCGCATCCTATCTCGCCACCGGTGAAAGGCCGAGGGAAGACTATTACGCCACACACCCTGACATGGTGCGGGATTTGCTCAACGCAGGTGCTCCTCTCCGGAAACGTGTATGGGAACCGGCCTGCGGTGCGGGGCATATCGTCAATGTCCTGCGGGAGCGGGGGCATGAAGTCTGTGCAACCGACATTGTTGACCGTGGATGTCCTGATTCCTGCGTACAAGATTTCTTGTGGGAATTCGACGGTAGCGAGATAGGAGACGTGGATATTATGACCAATCCTCCCTACGCCACAGCCCTTGAATTTGTCGAGCGTGCGCTTGCCTGCGTCAAGGATGGAGCCAATGTCTGGATGCTTCTGCGCCTTCAGTTTTTAGAGGGCAAGGCCCGTCGTCGGCTGTTCGACGTTGCCCCCCCCTCCGACGTGTGGGTATTCAGCGAGCGGCGGACCTGTGCGAAAAATGGGGATTTCTCCAAGGCTGAAGGCGGGGCCATTGCATACGCATGGTTCCATTGGATTAAAGGTTACAATAAACAAACAACTATCAAATGGTTATGAAACTCACTAGAAGAAAAGCATTGGCTGTTTACAATAAAAGAGAGCGCGACTTAATGGGAATTACAGGAGCTATCCATCCCTATGAAGTTGTTGAGGATGAAACGATAAACTCCGATGGATCAAAATCCATAGACTTTTTTATCATGACGCCTGATAACGAAGCCCCAGTTTTCATTACTTGTGAAGATAGTTTGAATTTATCCCAGATAGCCGGAGTTAGAGAAAAAGCAATATCCATAGCCAAAGAATTGAGTGTAAGCCACTACATGAAATACGGCGACGAGGATATGAGATGAGCTACAACCCCCAACTCACGCTTTTTTGATTATGGCGCGTAAACCAACATCTTTAATACCGCGGACGCACCGGGAGTTGTGCGAAATTGCTGAACGCTGGCTCCTGGGCTCTCAAGGCTGCCCTGTCGCGATCGCGGAACCGAATTGTATCATCACGAACGAAAAACCCGATGCAATAGGATTCAAAGGGCGTGCAAGCGTTCTGGTCGAAGCGAAAACGAGCCGGGAGGACTTCCGGGCAGACCTCAAAAAGCCGTTCCGCATCTATCCTCAAAAGGGTATGGGGTACAGCCGCTATTACATCTGCGAACCTGGAATTATCACGGAAGATGACCTGCCGGAACGGTGGGGATTGTTGTATGTCCTCCCTGGTGGACGGGTGCGGACAATCCGGCATAGCAGAGCATTCCCCGAAGCAAATTATGCCGCAGAGATAAGCCTTTTGACCGCATGCCTGTACATCCAAAAGCCGCTAAAAATCAATACTGTCCAAGGCAGGAAAATACAGCTCTCACCTGCATTTGGGGCAGAAGCAAAAGAGAAGGAGGGGATATAGTATATGCCAAATAGAATAATCAGAGAAGGAATTATCACCAGTGAAGCGGTCAATTCCCTAAGCTGGGAAGCCGAAATATTTTATCGCCGCTTGCTCTCCGTTGTGGACGACTTCGGGCGTTTCGATGCCCGTCCGTCTGTCCTGCGCTCTGCCCTGTACCCCCTGAAGCTCGACTCCATGAGGGAGGATTCCGTTCAACGTTGCCTCAAATCCTGTGAGGCAGCCCGGCTCGTCGTCCTGTACTCCGTCGAGGGAAAGGAGTATCTGGAAGTGACCAACTTCCGGCAGCAGGTACGGAGCAAGAAAAGCAAATACCCTACACCTGATGCACATATGCACAGCACATGCACAGCAGATGATAGGCAAACGGATAGCAAAATTGAAAAATACATCACTGATAGAGAGTTACAAGAATTGCATAGCACATGCTTAGCAGATGCACAGCATATGCGCACTAAGACGGAGTCGGAGACGGAGACGAATAATACCCCCTTACCCCCTCCGTGTACCGTGGAGGAAGTCGAAGCCCATTTGCGGGCCGCGGCTTTTGCGGGCAGGGTTCGGTTAGCTCCTGACCAGATTCCGGATTGTGCAACAGCATACATCTCCAAACGGGATTTGACGGATTGGAAACGCGGAGAAATTCCCATCACCGCGGCCAAATGGAAATCTGACTCCATCAATTTTGCCGTCAGTTATTCCGCCAACCATCCAGCACAGCCAGGAACAGATAAAGACCCATATTCAAACCTTGAAGAACTTTAACAATCAACCTATTTCAAAACATGATCGACTCTCAAACACTCATTGACGCTGAAAAACTGGTGCTCTCCCAGGCTATGGACGGCACCCAGGCATTTACGGACTTCCGGGACAAAGGCATTTCCCGGCAGACATTCAGCCTCCCGGCACATCAACAGATTTGGGCTGCCCTGGAAACCATTGCCAAGACAGGAGGAACCGTGGATGCCCTGACCGTCATTGCTCACTTGGAGGCCCAAGGCCAGCTTGACGCCGTAGGAGGGCACGCCGGGGTGGTAGAGATTGCCACCTATGGAGCCCTTGCCCGCTACAAAACAGACGCCGCGCTGGAAATGGTCACGGAAGCCGCAAAAAAGCGTTCTCTGCTTGCTTTTGCGGGCCAGGTAGGAGAATACGCAGTTGACCAATTCAAAAGCGCGGAAGAGGTTCTGGACGAAATCGAACGCGGCATGTCCTCCCTGCGGGACAAATGCGGCGTCAAGCAAACCGAAACCATCCGCGGGGCGGTGGGCTCCATCATCGAAAACCTGCAATGGCGCATGAAGAACCCCGGCGCCATCAAGGGGCTGTCCTCCGGGTTCCGCCGTCTGAATCTGACCCTGGACGGGTTGCAGCCCGGCGCCATGATTGTGATCGCCGCCCGGCCCGGCGTCGGGAAAACCGCTGCCCTGGTCAACATCCTGACCAACATCTGCCTGGAAGGAACCCCTGTGGGAATGTTCAGCCTGGAAATGCCGAAAGCCCAGCTTTTGGAGCGCATTCTTTACGGCATGGCCGGCATCAATTCCGACGACATTCGCCGCGGCAAGCCGATGACGGTCGGACAGCAACAGCATTTCACGGCTGCCGTGCGGAAAATCACGGACGCCCCGCTGCATATCGACGATGAAAGCGCCCTGACCATCGAAAAAATCAAGGCCCGCGGGCGCCGGATGGTAAGGGAACACGGGGTCAAGTGCATCGGGGTGGACTACCTGCAGCTTGTGCGCTCCACGTCCCAGCAGGCCCGCGGGAGCCGGGAACGGGAAGTCTCTGAAATCTCGGCCGGCCTGAAGGCTATGGCAAAAGAGTTGAATATTCCCGTCCTGGTGCTGGCCCAGCTCAACCGCGACGTGGAAAAGCGTCAGGGCAAGTCCCAGGGAAAGCCGGTTGTTTCCGACCTGCGCGACTCCGGCTCCATTGAACAGGACGCGGACCAGATCATCATGATTCACCGGCCCGGAATGTATAATCCGGACAAGCACGCGCCCACAGAAGCGCAGTGGATTATTGGCAAAAACCGCTTTGGGCGTATGGGGCATATTCCGTTCCGTTGGATCGCGGAACTTACGAAATACGAAGAAGAATCTACCACCAACAACAAATGAGACCCCCCAAACCATCCCTGCGAAAGAATAAGCCAACGCGGCACGGAAAGCCCGGCTCCTATAAGCTCCGGCTGACGCTCTTGGTAGACCCCAAAAAGAACGGTAAACTTGTCGAGCTGGGGCTTGGCACCAGCAACAAGCATGAGGCGGAACAACGGGCCGCTGGCATCATTACAGCTCTTGAGGCTGCTTTCCTCTACCGTCGCCCCGCCGTCCGCATTTTGGAGCACCACGTAGCCCAATTTGACAAGGTTGAAAGACACCCCTTCAATCATCCAGAATTGCCTCTATGGTAACGCCCCTGGAAAAGTTCCTGGCAAAACATCCCGCCCCCTCCGGCATGGACTCAAAGGAGTGGTCGGCTTTGTCGGTTGTAGCGTGCGAGGATAAGTTCTTTTCTTCAAAACAGGAAAACAAGCGGCTGCTGGGGCGCCTTTACATGCTGATCAAAGACTATCTTTCCGGAGAGAAGGAAATCCTCCCCAACGGCGAAACGGCTATCAAGGTAGGGAGTGCCGCGGACTTTTCCAACCAGGCGCTTCAATGGCTCCAAACCGAGGGGCTTGTTTCTCCGGACGCCGAAGGCCCGAAGTACCATAACGACATTAAAAACATCGGAGCTCTGGCCCGCCTGAAGCTCATTTTCAAAACCAACGTCCGGCAAAACATTGGAGCGGCCCAGTGGGAAGCATCCATGAAGCCGGCCAATCTCAAGGCATGGCCAGCTTTCCGGTTCATCCGCATCCCGGGAGCCAAGACAAAGCGGCTTGTCCATGTCATCAATGAGGACGCCGTCCGGCTCAAAACCGACTTTACTTTTTGGGCGGACGAAATGAACGCTGCCAGCCTGGGAGGCTTTGAAGTTCCCTGGCCGCCGTTCGGTTTCAACTCCTACATGGACCAGGAGCCCGTGAGCCGCGCGGAATGTGAACGGCTGGGACTACTCAAGCCCGGAGAGCCGTTGAAGCGTCCACGGGGCGCGGAACGCTTCGGGATTGACCTGATTGAAAGGTACGGGTACGGCAAGAAGGCCAGCACGGCCAAACTCCCTGAAGCACTCAAGACGAAGCTGAAGAAGGTTTATGAAGACCGCTGGGGGGTCAAGCAGGACAAACCTGACGAGGTTGTCTTTCCCGCGCAGGAGGTGGCCGAGCATGCCAGGAAGATGGCGGAGAAAGTCATCAAGGTGGCAGGGTGGGAGGAAATCAACAAAGAGCATGCGAAATGAAGAAGGAGAAGACAGGAAAGACCGAGAAGAGAGAACCCGGGCGCCCGTCCAGGTACAGCGCCGCCCTGGCGGAACGCATCTGTGACCATATACGGTGCGGGGACAGTCTCCGAAAGGCTGCTGAAAAGGAGGGCGTCCCTAATCCTTCCGTCATGAGATGGGTACACGAGAACAAGGCGTTTTCGGAGCAGTACGCGCGCGCGTGCGAAGAACGGCTTGCCGCCCTGGAAGACAAGTTGCTTGACCTTGTGGAGAAGGGGCATGAAGTGGCCCCCTGTGCCGAAATAGGGGGAACCATGCTGCAAGCGGTCAAACTGGAAATAGACACGCTCAAATGGATGCTTGCCAAGCTGATGCCCAAGAGATACGGAGACCGCGCGGCGCTGGCCCTGGAAGGTGGAGACACGCCCGTTAAATTGGCTCACACTCTGCCCGCGGAAGCAGTCGCACCGTTGGCGGCAGCCCTGAAAGAAATATGGTCAGAAGAGGAAGAAAGCTAGGGCCCCCTGTCAGGCCGGAAGACTCCCCCGTCATCTTTGCCGCCGTGGTGCTCGGGGAAACGAGCCTGTACAAATGGCAGATGCTGGCCCTTGAACGTGCTGCCCGCGGCAAGCGTATTGCCCTGCGTGCAGCCAACGGATCCGGCAAGACGGACAAGGTAATCGGCATCCTGGCCTTGTGGTTCCTGTGGCGCTACCCCCGCGGGCGCATGCCGATTACGTCCGGCTCATGGCGCCAGGTGAAGAACCAGCTCTGGCCTGCCTTGGAACGGCACCGGAACAACCCGTCCCTTGCGGGCTGGAAATGGCTCAAGAATTGCCGCGTGGAAACTCCGGAAGGAGGATTCGTTGAAGGCTTTTCCACCAACCACGCCGGCAAGGCGGAAGGCTGGCACGGGCGCGTGACGGACGAATTCAAGGATGAACGAAAGGAGCAGGAAGAGGAAGACCCCCGCAGCGAGAAGAAAGCCCGCCTGTTTGACGCTGATGAGTTCACCGGGGATGACCCTTCTTCCCCCGTGTTTTTCGTCGTGGACGAAGCAAAGACGGTGCCGGATGAAATCTTTGACGCCATTGAACGCTGTACGCTTCAGTTCTGCGTCTACCTCTCTTCCCCCGGCAAACCCTCCGGCCAGTTCTACCGCTGCTTTCACGAGGAAAAAGACCTCTTCTGCCCGATGGTGGTGACAGCCTTTGACTGCCCCCATATCTCCCAGGAGCGCATTGACCGCATTCTGGCCCGCGTAGGAGGGAATGAAGAAGATTCCTACTACCGTTCCGTTGTGCTGGCGGAGTTCACGCAGGAGGGGGACTTGTACATCATTGACCCTGGCAAGCTGGAATATGGTCAGCGGCAGCCCTACGAGCCCCGCAGGGGGCGCCCCGTGGCTTTCCTGGACATTGCTGCGGGCGGTGATGAAACCGTCCTTGCCATCTGCGACGGGAACGAAGCTTGGATCGAGTACGCGGAACGTCAGCGGGACACGGTGCAGAGTGTCCGCAAGTGCATTGCCACACTCAAAGGGCTGGGCATTGCGGATTGTGATTTATGGGTGGACGCTCCGGGCATGGGCCTTGCCGTGATCAGCGACTTCAACGAGTTGGACTGGTACCCTAATGAGTTCTTCGGGAACAACCCTCCGGAAGACCGGGACCGCTACATCAACCTTGCCGCGGAATGCTGGAATGATGCCGGCCTTGAACTCATGACGGGCCGGGTGCATATCAAGTCCAAGCAGCCGGACAAGACGCTTTATACGCAGTTGACGACCCGCAAGAAGGAATTCACGGACGACTCCAAGATACGGAATGAAAAGAAGGACAAGATGAAGGCCCGTAACCTGTCTTCCCCCGACCGGGCGGACGCCTTGCTTGGAGCTATATGGGCTTCCATCCGCGGGGCAGCCGGCGTCTGGACCGGGGAAGGCAACAAGCCCATTGTCGGCAAGAGTCAGCACGCTGTCAGGCACACCGGGAAATTCTGTCCCATCTAAGGCTGTCCGTAGCCCATTTTGACGTTGTTGCCGCCTGCCTCCCATTGGGGCGATAATGCGTGCATGAGGCAAGCGGCCAAACATGATTTACACACAACCGAGGGACTGGCACAGGTGCAGCACCTGCGCTTTGTGCTATCCTCCGGCGAGGTAGACACACAGTTCAGCGGCATGACCATCCGGGGCGGCGTCCTGGATGACGGCATCAGAGAAATACCCGGCTCCGAGATCATTGACGGGAGGTGCGCCTTGCAGCTTCCCCGGCTTGCTGCTGGCTGCCATCGGTATGATGTCCTTGTCTCCGGCGACGGGACAGACAAGCCCCTTCTGGCTGGCGTCATTCATGTGACCCCTCGCGTCACTCCCGTGGACGTGGATGACAACGCTCCCGCGGACTATCTCGACATCGTGATTCCAGCGGATGAAGGCGGCACCATTACCGTTATTTCCGAATCTCCTGCTTGGGTGGATGATGCCGTTGAGAAATCCCTTCAGGAGCGCGGCATGTACGTGACCCCCGTGGATGGTGAAACCGTCTTGACCATGTCGGCGGGAACCAGCACGCGGGACTTCAACTATTTCACCTTTGCCCTCAATAGCACTTATATTTCCGGGCATCTGGCTGGCTCCTACAGGCTCAACAAGATTGCCTTGCAGACTCCGGCCAGCGAAGCCAACGGCACGCGCTGGATGGCGCGTTTGTGCAGGTATTCCGCGGGGCTGGCTCTTCCGCTGGAAGTGCTCGGCACCAGCACATCAACGGCGTCCTGGACCTCCATCAATGCGAGCACAATGGAATGCCATTGGAATTTTGATGGAATCGCCGTTTCTGCGGCGGACCGGCTCATTTTGGAAGTGTATGCCGTGGATAGCTCCGGAACGACCGTCAGCAAGGCCCTGATTGCTTACGGGGCCGCCGCTTCACACGGGGGAACGGAAGGGGTGCTGATTGCCTCCGGCGACAAGCTGGCATGGCGCAACTACTCCCGGCTTGCCTTGTCCATGTCCGTTGCCTATGACGCCGGCGTCAGCGTTGGGGGAATTGAATTGGCCTCCCGCAGACACTTTGACGCCCTGTCCGCCAATGTGGAGGAAACAGGGAAGCAGATTGCCGACGATGCGGACGCCGCCCAGCAGGCCAGGGAAGAAGCCGAGCAGATTGCCAGCGGCATGACCTTGACCACCGGAACGATTACCACCGGCGTCCCCGGCAGCCAAGCCACGGCAGAACTCAAGCCGGGCAGTACGGCGGGTTCCTACACTCTCGACATGACCATACCGCGCGGGGACGTGGGAACCGTGGACACATCCCAGGCTTACACCTGGACACAGCCACAGACCTATGACGCCATGATCAACGCCAACGGCGGCATCAATATCCCGCTGGCTGCCGGGGCTCCAATGGACATGATGGCCGTCAACCGCCTGTATGCCGCAGGTATGGCCGGAGTGACCAACATCTATACCCAGCGGACCTATCTGGACACAGGCAGCATTACGGCTACGGGGGCGGCAGCCTCTACTGCAATCATACCCGGCCAATACGCAAAAACGGTCATCCCGGCCAATACGCACAGTACCGTTGTACACAATTTCATAGGGCCGGTGGGCCAGTGGAACTACTCCAGTTTTGCGGGATTAAGCGTGCCTTGGCAACTCTCGGCAGCGGGCAAATTCGCCATTGGTATCGGAAGAGGGAACAAAACAGTACGGAAAGATTTGACCCTGGACTCATATAGCATCATCCCCGGCAATGACTTGGCATACAATACCGGGGAGATACTGGATATTACCTTTACCAATGTCCGCGACACCACCCGCAGCGGCTATGAAATCCGTGTCCGTGAAATATACTGTACCGAGTCTACGCAGCGCTGGAAGGTTAAAACCACAACCAGCTTTATCCCGGCATCTGGTAATGAACCAATACCCTACATCGTCAACAAGATCATCTACCAGCAATATGCGCCACGCTCCTACATTGCGGGGGATTATGGGGATGCCTACGGCGCATTGTATCTCTTGACCGGAGGCGGCAGCAATCAGCAACTCTGGAAGATTGCTACGGTCCGCGGCGTTACAACCTTTGAGACGGGGCCAGGATTTTCCAGCATTGTTTCAGATGTACTGGGAGTTTCCGGTGGTTCTGTTGGTCTTTTTGTGGGCACCGCGGAGCGCACCAACTACCAACCGGGCAATGTCAACCCGGTTTATTATGCTTTGGAAGCGATAACAAACAACGCCATTGAAACCGAAGAAACGACTGATTTTGAAGATATTAACGTACCAATAGGATGAACAACGAAGAGATACAGATACAGTTTCCCCAGCCCAGCGAGCGGGACAAATTCACATTGACGGCCATCTATCAGGATGCGGAGGGCTACGCCCACACGGACCGCTACACGCAAGACGACATCCCCGCCGACCAAGCCCCGGCCATGCAGGCTGTAGTTGCCGCGCTGGTGGGACTGGCGGAACCGTGGAAAGCCTCCCAGGTGTGGGCGCGGCTGGGGAAAGATGCTCTAAGCCTTACGGAAGACGGAACCTATGAAATGATTGAGGCCGTGTCTCTGACCGTCGAGGCCGTCAATGACCAGGGAGGCAGACGGATATTCACCACCATCAATTACCCGGCTTTTGTCCTCACGGACCCCGCCGCCGTGGCATTTTTCAAATACTTCACAAAGCAAAACCATGAGTAAGTTAAGTGACGAACAAAAG